TACCAGAGACCAGGAATGGAAGAACGAGGAAGTGGCCCGTCTGAAAGAGGAGCAGGGCATTGCCGAGATCGAAGAGCCTGCGGTAAATACAGACGCAGCGGGCTTCTCTATAGGCTTCCAGCCACCGTCTTCGGAAGATCTGGATGCAGAGGAGATGGACGAAGAAGCCGATCAGGAGGAACAGCCCGAAGAAGAGGTTAAATAATGCCCCTGAATTCAGACTATGACATCGGCGCAGCCTTCAGGGTGATCGAAGAAGAACTGATCGCGTCCATGATGCGGAATATGAAGCGGCACTTCCAGGAGGAAACGCAGCTTGACATGGATTTGACATCCTGGCAGTCGGAGCAGCTCTATGCACTCGATCAGTACAAGCGCCGGACCGAGAAAAAATACGGAAAAGAATTCTACCACCTGAATGAGCGGATGGAAGAACTGATCCGGCAGGCCAACGCTTCAGGGCGGATGGATCAGGAGCTGGAAATCCTCGAGGCGATCAGAAAAGGCATGGATCTGCATCGTCAGAAGGGCGCTGCGCTCCGCTTCTTCAAGGTGAATGACCGTAAGCTGAACGCATTAATTAAGGCCACGAGAGCCGATATGGAGAAGGCTGAAACGGCGGTACTTCGGATGTCGCAGGACCGGTACCGTCAGATCATCTTTAATGCGCAGGTTTATGCAAACACCGGCGCCGGCACCTACGAGAAAGCCGTCGATATGGCTACGAAGGACTTCATGATGGCCGGCCTGAACTGTGTCGAGTATAAAAACGGTGCAAGGCATACGCTTTCCGATTACGCGGATATGGCGATCCGAACCGCGTCGAAACGCGCCTACCTGCAGGGCGAAGGAGAGATGCGTCAGGAATGGGGCATCCATACGGTGATCATCAACAAGAGATCCGACAATCCCTGCCCGAAGTGCCTTCCCTTTGTCGGAAAGGTTATGATCGACGATGTGTGGAGCGGTGGCAGCCGGAAGGACGGAGACTATCCACTGATGAGCGAGGCTGTAGCAGCGGGCCTTTACCATCCAAGATGCAAAGACAGTCACACGACCTACTTTCCCGGGATCTCGACACCGCCGGATGATAAGTATACGAAGGAGGAGGTTGAGGAGATCCGGAAAGACGCGGAGCAGGAGGCAGAGCAGCAGCAGGCAATGCATGAAGCGGAGCGCTTCAAACGATTCGCGGACACGAGGCTCGATCCGGAGAACAAGAAGGCAGCGGAGGCCCGAGCGGAGGAGTGGCAGAAAAGGGCAGAGCAGATTAATAATTCTGCAAAAATATCGAGATCACAAGAAACAATTTCTAAAGACGATTATCCCGTTCCAGGCGAGTTAATCAGCGCAGAAGATCTGAAAAAATTCTCCGATGCTGTAAGGGAGAGAGGATTCAGATTTAGTGATAAGGCCTCAGGATTACAGAAACCAAAATTTGGAGGATTTGAACAATATAGAGGAAGTGTTGATAAGCTCTATGAAATCTTAGATGAGCTCGAAAAAACGCGTGAGTATTGGCCGAGAAGATTGAAAAAGAAAGGAATTCTTATAGGCTATCAAGATTTTGGAAACATAAAAGATTTTGGAGAATGTCAGGGCCGCACGATCTTTTATAACAAACGAATTTATGATGATTCCTCATTTCTTGAGCGCGCTTATGAGGAAGCTGTTAAAGACGGGACCTTTGTTCGCGGAACAACCGCCAAGGCGGTATCATGGCACGAAATAGGTCATGTACTACAACACACAAACGATGTGTATTATCATCGAATGAGAATGCAGATTTTCAGGTTGTGTGAAAAAAAGACAGATGAAGAATTTTTGAAAAAAGCATTGTCTTTAACATCAAACTATGGTATAACGATGGATGAAGATGGGTATCTCAATGAACTTATTTGTGAATTGTTATCTGCAACGACGAGCTCAGAGGATGACATCCGGGACAATGCGTTGGCAATTATTCAGGAGGTGTTCAAATGACTTACATAAAAGAAATGTGGGTGCTTTCCCATTTTGATATGTATAGGCATATAAAAGGGAAAGGGTATGTCCCTACTGAAAAAGCAACACCTGAAGCGATTGAAGCGATACAAAAAATAAATGAGTTTGTTAAGAACCATTATAGCGAGAACCATAAATAACCTCACAACCGATATTCGACGATATTTTTGAAGTATAACCAGCAACGACCCATCACTGAGTGATGGGTTTCGCGTTCGTAAAAACATTAAAGAGGGTTATATGGCTAAGATTTCTGATATCATCATTATTCAGAGAAGTTAAGCCCGGATGCTGGAAAAGCGCCGGTGCTTCGGCTTGATTTCACACCGGGCACCGGGCGCCAGATCGATGTGTTTGGATTTAGCGATAGTATAATTGCAGGCACCGAACACCATTAAGAACCACACTGTTTTCCTGCGTGATCAGATATATTTCTCCATCTGGATTCTTGATAAAGTCTCCAGCTTTAACCAGATCACGTAGTTCAGGCAGGCATAGAGAGTGCGATATCTCAGGCTGAGAATGTTTTTTCGGCATATAATACACAATTTGTTGAAGAAATCGTATTACTAAATGGGGACGAGGTTGTTCGCGTGCTAAAGAAAAAATAAAAGAGCTGCTCGCAACCCCAGTGGATCACGAGAGCTCTTTCGCTGTAATAATACAACGTTATCGTCATTATGTCAATAGTGAAGTCAATAAGTCCAGGGTTGTTTCACGAATGGTATAGTTAGATGCATTTACCGCACATCAACAGGCGTTATCAGAACAAGCGCTAATCAAAGCGGGAGTAGATCTGGAAAGTGGAGAACAAATAAGAGAGATCAGTTCATACGCATACACGAATTTCCTTGACAACGACTGGGAAGAAGTCTCTACTGAATATAGAACCAAGCAGTTATTGGAAGGCGATTTGCCATGAGAGTACAATATCCCAAATTAGATGGCTTCTGGCTCTCCAATGATGACTGGTGGCACGAGGAAAACGGAGAAGCGGTTATCAATGATGATGCACCCGAAGAAGCCCAAAAGAGTTATGAATACTATCTGCAACAACGGGAAGAAAAGAAGAAATATATCTAAGATATGAGAGTGAACCCACCGCCACATCCGGCGGTGGGTTCACTATTGGATTGGAAAATGCACAGATAAATATTGACAAAAGGAGGATGATAATCTATACTAATTATTACCTAATGGGTAATATATCAAGCCGAGGTATGGAATTGGAAGTTCTTTATGCATCTAATAAACTGGAAAAGCAATGCACAAGCTTAAGAGAAGCACAACGCCTATTTGGCGGAGATGCCATGCTTGCTAAGAGCCTATTGTCCAGGGTTAATGCTTTTCATCAAGCAGAATGTCTGAACGATATCATTCATACCCCTTCCTTTCGTTTTCATAATCTTCATGATAAAGGGAAAAAGAAGCGAAAGGGAACATATGCCATAGATGTAAAGACAATTAGAGAACAGTGGAGGATCATTATTGTACCGCTTAACCAGTTACAAGAGCGATTTGGTGAAGAATCCATTGACGAGATAGCTACGATTGTGAAAGTAATTAAGATAGAGGAGGTAAGTAAACATTATGAGTAATATTTTTGAGTATAAGGATAGTGTCGCTTTCCATCCTGGTTACTATCTGAAAGAAATTGTAGATGAGAGTGGCATCACCCAAGAGGAATTTGCCAAAAGGCTTGATACAACCCCAAAGAATCTGAGCTGTCTTATCAGGGGCGAACAAAGCGTTTCTGTCGATATGGCAATAAAGCTTGCAAGGATGCTTGGAACTACGCCGAATTATTGGCTGAATTTACAAAATGCTTTTGATGTGAAAATTGCGGAATTTGAGTCTGAAGGAATGATCGATGAAGAAAAGGAAGTCCTGCGTTGTATAGGCTACAAATATTTTCGGGAGCACTTTGGATTGCCGGATCTAGAGAGAAAAACGACAGAACAGATTAGATATCTGAGACGTTTTCTTAAAGTGGCCACCCTGACAGTGTTTAAAAAAAGCGATTTGGCAGTCAGTTTTCGCTGCAATACTCATGCAATGGCAGAAAAGAATATTATTAGAGCAAATGTAATGGTTCAGATTGCCATGAATGAGGCGCTGGGAACAGCATCGGAGCGTTTCGATAAAAAAAAGCTTCAAGAGGCTATTCAGATTTCATTAGAGCAGACGAGAAATCATGAGGGCTTTTATCCTATAGTGCGAGAGGCATTTCTCAAAGCTGGCGTTATTTTTTCGGTTGTTCCGAATTTACCGGGATCTCAATTAAATGGAGCAACCAAGAAAATTGGAAACAGAGTAATGCTAATGGTAAGTGATAGAAGACGGTTTTCTGATACATTTTGGTTCACCCTTTTTCATGAGATTGGTCACATTCTGAATGATGATTACGGAGTTTCATTCGAAGAGGAGACCGGCGACAAGGAAGAGTTAGCAAACAAGTATGCAGCGGATACACTAATTAATCCAACACAATATCAGGAATTTGTCTCTTTGAACAGGTTCTCTATTGAATCGATCAGAAAGTTTGCAGACCAGATAAACCGAGACCCTGGGATCGTTTTAGGAAGGCTTCAGAATGATGGATATGTGAGCCAAAAAGAGTGGCAACTGTCAAAGATGTTAAAACACAAATATGAGGTGATTTAACGGAATGGCACTCGTTTGATTTTAACTACAAAAAAGAATTCAAAAGCATCGCGAAAGCGGTGCTTTTTTAATGCTAAAATGAAGGAGGAGAACATGGGAAACAAGGACTTTTTCAATCTTGCCGTGTCTGCGGTTGTTGCTTACTACAATGACCGGGCAGATAAGACGGATCGGAAAGAAATCACGGAGGAAGATGTTTTCATTGTCTGGGCATCAAAGACGCTTCAGAACAACAAAGCTCTGCTTTCCACCACAGTTAGCGACGGCATGTATTATGAGCTGACCTGGAACGGAGACAAGGAGGAGTTGTACCTCGATGCCTATAAGAAATGGGAAAATGTCGTGATCAGGAAGGAGGAATCATGAAAATCAGAGTTATCAACAGCTTTTTCGACAGGAAAAACGACTACATGCTGCGGGAAGCGGGTCAGGAGATTGAGGTCCCGGAGGACCGGGCAGAGCAGCTGATCGGTCTCGGGCTGGTACTTCCGACCGAAGAGAAGCAGGAGGAAGACTTTCCGATGAATCCGCCGGAAGAGCCCGCAGAAAAAGAGAATCCCGCGGAAAAACCGGTGAAGAAGCCTGCGGCGAGGAAGAAAACGAAAAAGAACGAAGAGGCCTGAAAAGGGCCTTTTTCGCGCTTATAGACCGAAGTCGTAAAACTACGCGGAGACACCGGAGCACACAACTGATCACAGGGAGACACCCTTAAAACTGACTTTACGGTGAGACACACCTAAAAACTGGAGGTAGAAGATGAACTTTTACAAAATGAGAATGCTTGATGCAGACGCCGGGGCTTCCGGATCGGGACAGCAGGGAGCTGGAGCCGACGGAAACGGAACTCAGAACTCCGGAACAGGAGGTCAAAACGGCAGCGGCACACCAAACAGCCCGGGAAACCAGAACGGCGGCGCAGTAGACTATGACAAGCTCGCTTCGTTGATTGCCGGAAAACAGTCCGTTGCGGAGGATCAGGTTCTGAAGGGTTATTTCAGGCAGCAGGGACTTTCCCAGGAAGAAATGAACCAGGCGATTGCGGCATTTAAGGCAGAGAAAGCAAAGAACACGCCGAACCCTGCGGCACTGCAGGCACAGCTTGCGTCAGCTACGGCAGCGGTTCAGGCGGCACAGATCGAATCAGCTGCCACAATAGCAGCAGTATCACTTGGACTTGATCCGAAGAGCATCCCTTATGTAATCAAACTCGCTGACATGAGCGCCGCTATCGGTGCAGACGGGAAGTTAAACAGTGATGCAGTCACTGCGGCCCTGCAGAAAGTGCTGGAAGACGTTCCGGCATTAAAACCGCAGGCAGCAGGCGCGACTGGATTCCGGCTGGGAGCTTCTGGCGAGCAGGGTTCATCTCCACAGGGCGGCGCACAGCCGCAGCAGAACAATAATAGTACAGCGATCCCTTCCAAGAAGTGGAACCGCTTCAACATCTAAGAAAAAGGAGTAAAAACACATGGCACTTAACTATGCACAGGCCTGGGAGCCGGAGCTCCTCGAGATCCTCATGCAGGGAACGCTTACGTCTCCCTTTGTTACTTCGAATGTCCGCTGGCTTGATGCCAAGACCTTCCATTTCACTCAGATGAGTGTTTCCGGGTATAAGCCGCACAACAGGTCGGGCGGCTGGAATGCCGGTACCTATGCACAGACGGATGTTCCGTTCACGCTTACCCATGACCGAGATATCGAATTCCTCGTGGATAAGGCCGATGTCGACGAGACCAACAAGACCGCGTCCATCCAGAACATTTCCCGTGTCTTTGAGCAGACGCAGGTGGTTCCGGAGACCGATGCGCTGTTCTTCTCGAAGATCGCGGCGAAGGCGCAGGCGCTTTCGGGCTACCACAGCGCCACCGCGATTAGTGCATATACCGCAGCGAACGTCTTCACGAAGCTGAAGTCCTTCCTTGGCGCCGGCAAGCTTCGCCGGTATAAAGCCCAGGGCGCTCTGATCATGTACGTTTCCAGCATGATCATGGATCTGCTGGAGGTCTGTTCTGGGTTTACCAGAAAGATCGAAATGACCCAGATCGCGGAGGGCGGACTCGGGATCGAGACCCGTGTCACTGACATTGATGGAGTACCGGTGATGGAAGTCATCGACGATGAACGTTTCTACGATTCCTTTAACTTCAATCCGACGAACGGCGGTTTCGAGCCGACCGTGAAGGTTGCGGCTGCACAGGACGTGGAAGCGGTAACCGGAGCACACAAGATCAACGTCCTGATCGCCTGCGGCCAGACCTGTAAGATCGTCCCGAAGATCTCGAGTATCTATTACTTCGAGCCGGGAGCGCATACGAAGGGTGACGGGTATCTGTACCAGAACCGGTCTCTTTCGGATGTGTTCGTCTTCCCGAACGGCAAGGATGGGGCTGTGGACAGCATCTATGTAGATGTTGATACAACTGAAGTAGCCTAAGAGGACTTTTACATGGCATATGAACCCTATGCAACAGCCGAATACTACGCTGAAACATACGACGGAACGCTCATTCCGGCGGCGGAGCTCGAAAAAGCCCTCCGCCGGGCATCCCGCCACATTGACACGCTGACGTTCAACAGGATCATCGGTTACGGCGGAATCAGCGCGCTCACGGAGTTCCAGCAGGAGATCATCCGGGAAGTCTGCTGCATGCAGGCGGATTTCGAGTATGAGAACGCGGACGAGCTCAGCATGATCCTGTCGGGCTACAGCATCAACGGCGTTTCGGCGTCCTTCGGGAGCAGCTGGAACGTCCATGTGGAAAACGGTGTCGCCATGCAGCGGGACCTGTACAGTCAGCTGCAGCAGACCGGGCTCTGCGTAAGGCTTGCGAGGTGATGCCATGAGATATCCCTGTCTTGTACCGAAAAGGCTCTGCCGGACCGATATCACGCTGGAGTTTGCCCAGGAAGGCTACAGCCCGTACGGAAGACCGCTTGCGCGGATCAAATACACCGGGAAGTGCAATTATCAGGACAAGGCGAAAACCATCCTGACAGACGAGAAGAAGATGGTGGAGATCACCGGATCGGCGCTGTTTCCTGGTGATATCGTGCCAGAGCTTGCGGTCATTTCCGGCGGGAAGGCGACAGTCTTCGGAAAGGAGCGGCAGATCGTCGAAGGGCGGAAAGCCAGGAACCCGGACGGAACCGTTAATTATACCGAGGTGCTTCTGAAATGAACAAGGTGAGTTCACAGGTCAAAATGAATCTTCCGAAAATCGATCAGCTGAAGCGGGCCCAGATCGTGGCACTCGAGCAGACAGCGGAAGCGCTGCACACCGAAATCGTTCAGGCGCAGGTCGTACCGAGAGACACCGGAGCGCTTCAGAATGAGTCTTTCTTCGTGGATAATAAGAATTCCTCGAAGGGGATTGTCTCACTGGTTCATTCGACGCCGTATGCACGGAGGCTGTATTATCATCCGGAATACAATTATTCCAAAGACGCAAACCCGAATGCGAAGGGCAAGTGGTTTGAAGACTGGCTTCCGGGCGGGAAAGCACAGGACTTCGCGCAGAAGGCTTATAAAGAACTTTACAGGAGGCTGACAGGGGTATGATGACATTAAGAACAGTCCGGGACTATGTCGCGGGTCTTGGCTTTACGTCCGACGATCATGTGTACATGGGCCTTCTGGAAAGTAAGCCGGAGCACGCAATCGGCGTCTACAATCTGAGCCGTATGGATACCTACAGAACCGCGATCGGCGGGGACGCGCTTCGGTCTTACGGCGTGAAGAACGTCAGCATTCTGGTTCACTGGTCCGATGATCATGAAGAAACGGAGGCGCTGGCCTGCGCCCTGTTTGACCGTATCAGGAGCGCAAGGGAAGAAACGGTCAACAATGAAACGATCAAATTCATCATGCCGCTCACGGACGGTCCTCAGGATGTCGGGACGGATGATTCCGGGATCTTCGAGCAGGTTATCGAGGCGGCGGTCATTTATGCGAAAGGAGAGTAGTTATGTCTGTAGCTTCGGGAGTTTATCCCTGTTACGAAAACCAGTTTAAGATCAACACGGCATCTTCCGGTACAGCATCGTGGAAGACGATTGCCGATATGGAATCCTTCTCTGTCAGCTTCGACAACGGAGTTGAGGAGTGGACGCCGTTCGAGTCCGAAGGCTGGGTGAGAAGACTGCTGACCGCAAAGGGGATCACGATCTCTGTCAGCGGAAAGCGGAATGTCGGTGACGACGGCAACGATGCCGTGGCCGCGCTGGCATTTGTCAACGGCAGAGCCGCGGAGAAGGATGTCCAGTGGACGTTCCCGGACGGCACTGTCGTGCAGTTCAGCGGTGCCGTGATCAACGTCACGAACGTCGGGGCAGGCGATTCCACGGGTGTCGCGCCGCTGGAGTTCGATATCATGTCGAACGGAAAGCCCACGGTCACGCCGGCTGCGTAATCTGATTTGCCGGAATTTTTTTACGGAAGGGGAGAGGACAGGCACCTCTCCCCTTTGCCATACAGGGAGGTAACATGGCGAAAATAGTTGACATCACAGAAAAACTGGACTTTGAAGGTCGGCCTGCTTTGCGGGTTAAAGATACAGAAATTGAAGTGAATGTGGATGCAACGACTGTTCTGAAAGCGGTTGCGCTGACCGACGGGGATTCCTCGCCGCAGAAAATGACAGAGCTGTATCAGCTCCTTTTCGGCGAAGAGGAGCGTGCGATAATCGAAAGCTGGCATCTGAGCTTCAAAGATTTCATAACGCTTGTCAGATCGGCGCTTTCCCTTGCGACAGGAACGGATGCGGAGGAAGAAGCCCCGCGAGAAGGGTGACCCCGGATATGATCTGTTTGAGGACTTCGACCTGATTATATCGTCCTTCAGAGCACAGTACGGGGTGAAAATACATTCGCAGGAGTTTAAGGAGATGCGGTGGGACGAGTTTGTTGCGCTGCTGTCAGGCATCGGCCCGGAAACCCCGCTCGGCAGGGTGGTGGCGATCCGGACCGAGACGGACAGAAACGTGATCAAAGGATTTACGAAATCCCAGAAAGCAATGCATGAGGAGTGGCAGAAGCGCAAGGTGAAGAAGATGGCGTCGTCTCCGGAAACAATGAAGCAGATTTTAGATGAGTTTAAGTTCGCCTTCATGCAGCTGGCGAAGTAAGCAGGTGATGAAATGGCAGAAGAGAGCGTAGGACAGATCGGGCTGGATCTCGTTGTTAATAAACAGGGCTTTGATAAGGCCATGAAAGGCGTCGAATCCCAGGCAAAGAGCGCCGCCAGTGCCCTGGGGAAATCAATGGGAGGGATTCAGACGCTGGCAAAGAAAGCTGCCGGAGCTCTGGCAGCAGTTTTTGCGGTTAAAAATATCGTTGGTTTCAGTGCGGCCTGTCTGGAGCTTGGTTCTGACCTTCAGGAAGTCCAGAACGTGGTTGATGTTACGTTCTCGAGTATGTCGGAGAAGGTCAATGAGTTCGCCCGGAATTCCCTGAAATCCATCGGTATGTCCGAAACGATGGCGAAGCAGTACACCGGAACCATCGGCGCGATGGCCAAAGCATTCGGCTTCTCCGAACAGCAGGCGTATGACATGGGCACAACACTGACATCCCTTGCGGGTGATGTGGCGTCATTTTATAACCTGTCGCAGGATGAAGCATTTTCAAAGCTGAAAGCCGTATTCACAGGTGAAACTGAAAGCCTGAAGAGCCTCGGTGTTGTTATGACCCAGACAGCGCTTGACGCTTATGCCATGGCGAACGGATACGGCAAGACCACAAAACAGATGAGCGAGGCGGAAAAGGTTGCGCTCCGGTATGCCTTTGTACAGGATCAGCTTGCAGCGGCCCAGGGTGATTTCACACGGACATCCGGCGGATGGGCGAATCAGGTCCGGGTGCTCAGCCTGCAGTTTGCTCAGCTGAAAGCCACCATCGGCCAGGGGCTGATTGCCGCCCTGACCCCGGTCATTAAGGTGATCAACCAGCTGATCGGGAAGATCATGACTCTTGCCAATGCTTTCAAAGCGCTGATGGAATCGCTTTTCGGCAAGCAGGAAGAGGCATCCGGAGCAGCGGTTTCGGCTGCGGCAATGGAGGCGGCTGACGCATCGGAAGCAACGGCAGACAGTACTGCAGAGACCGCCGCAAACCTCAAAAAAGCCAGCAAATTCCTTGCTTCCTTCGATGAGGTGAATAAAGTATCGTCTCCGGATTCCGGGGCCGGAAACGGGGCAGATTCGCCCGTCTCCGGGGCGGATATCAGCGCCATTGACATGTCCGGCTACATCACAGGGCAGGATCAGGTCAGTGAAGCGACTGATGAGATCGGGAAAAAATTCGAAGCACTGAAAAAGAAACTGAGTCCGGTTGTCCAAAAGGCAAAAGAGCTGGCCGGTGTGTTTGTCGATGGCTTCTGGTCCGGATTCAAGGAGGATACCGATTTCTCGGGAATCACCAGTGATCTTACGTCAATCGGCGAGAGTGTTCAGAGCATTTTCTCGGACGAAGATGTTAAGACGGCGGCAAGTAATTTTCTTGATGCGACAGCGAGCTCCTTCGGGCAGATTAACGGAGCTATTGCGAGCATCGGAAAATCATCGGCGGAAAATATTGTTGGCGGCGTGGAGTATTATCTTGGTGACGAAGCGAATCAGGACCGGATTAAAAGCCATGTAACAGCAATGTTCGACATCGGATCTGAAACCGAAACGATTGCCGGCAACTTCGCAGAGGCTTGCGCAACGATATTTGAGCCGCTTGGCGGAGAAGCCGCGCAGCAGGCTACGGGCAACCTGATCGGAGTCGTCAATGATGCGGGAATGGCCCTGACAGAGCTTGGCAGCAAGATCGGGCGTGATACGGCAGATGGTCTGACGAAGCCGATCGTTGAGAATCAGGAAGCCCTCGCCACAGCAGTTGACGGGACGATGGAGATTATCAATCAGGACCTCGGAACACTGAAGGAGCTGGTTGATAATACCGGCGACGGAATCAACCAGACTTACGATGAGCATATTCATCCCCTGAGTGAATCACTTTCCGACGGCGTCAGCGACCTGACCGGCGAGCTGGTAGATGGATATAACAACGATGTACTTCCGGTCCTTTCCGGGATATCTGCCGAGTGGCACGAAGTCTATGAAAATAACATCCAGCCCCTGATCGATGCTTTCCTGGAATGGTGGGGAAAGGTATGCGACGCAATCAAATATGTCTGGGAGACCTACATCCTGCCTTATGCGCGTGCATTCATCGAGAATGTCTGGCCCATCATTAAAACGGTAATTCAGAACATCTGGAATATCGTAAAAGGCGTTTTTCAGACAATAGTAGACGTGGTTAAAAATATCATCAAGATATTCAGCGGGATTATTGATTTCTTCATTGGCGTGTTCTCCGGCGACTGGAGCAGGGCGTGGGAAGGAATCAAAGGTGTATTCTCCGGTGTCTGGGGTGTGATCCGGTCCATTGGGGAGGGGATCATCAATTTCTTCAAAAATACTTTTGTTGCGGCATGGACGGCGATCGTAACCACAGTTCAGAATATCGTGACGAACATCATCGCGAAAATAAAACTGGCAATCCAGCGGGCCAAGGAGTGGCTTACAAATACTATTCAGGCCATAAAAACCGGAGTGGTAAACGCATTCACATTCCTGAAAGAAAAGATCTCCGGGATCATGGAAAAGATCAAAAATGCCCTGAAAGTCCCGATCAATGCGATCATCGGCTTCATCAATAAGCTGATCAGCGGTGTTGTCAGCGGAATTAACGGTATGATCAGAGCGCTGAATAAGCTCCATTGGAAAATCCCTGACTGGGTTCCGTTCCTTGGCGGCAAAGAGTTTGGCTTTAGTATCGGTGAGCTGACTGCTCCGCAGATCCCGACGCTGGCACAAGGCGGATATGTGGAAGCTAACACTCCGCAGCTTGCAGTGATCGGTGATAACAAGCGGGAAGGTGAAATTGTATCTCCGGAAGGAAAACTCAGGGAGATGGCGCAGGAAGCAGCGGCCGGGAACCTGGCCATGCTGCAGCGGATTATTGAACTCCTGCAGACGATCATCTCGATCATCCAGGAGGGCGGAGATATTGTCCTGATGATGGATGCACTCGAAGTCGCAAGAGCGGTTATGAACAAGCAGGAGCAGCTGAAGCGTCGGTACACGACCGGAACCGTGACAGTATAAGAGGTGCGTATGAGCAGAATCTATATCAAAGTGGGGACGACTGAGCTGCCGTCCCCTGTTGATCTGTCAATAGACAATGAGATCCTCTGGTCGGAAGACTCCGGGCGGGATCTGTCCGGACTGTTCTCCGGGGATGTCGTTGCGGAAAAGAAAACACTGTCTGTCAATTGGGGCATTCTATCGGAAACGGAAATGGCGCTGATCAAAAATAACGTGGCTGCCGGGTATATCCCGATCACGTTCTCCGACGGTGTGGAAACATTGACGATTGAATCCTATCGCGGAACGCTCAGCCGGGTTCCTATGGGGACTTTCAACAATGTGACTTATTTCAGGTCGGCATCAGTCAAGATTGTCCAGAGGTAACCATGAATGAGAAACACGAGTTCAGCTTATAGAATTGCAAATGAAGAGCCGCGGATGTTCTGTGTCCGGCTCAACATCCAGTACCAGGACGGTACGAGTGAAGATATCACCGACCTTGCGGACCTGATGTCCCTGAAGATCGAGGACTCCTGCTCCGGAACCAGCTCTTTTGAAGTAGGCGCAGCTATCATCAACCAGCTCTCCGTCTCTCTGAACAACCGCAGCGGGCGCTTCTCAGAGAAGAACTTCTTTGGGGCTGTGATGACGGTTTACAGCGGTATCATTGTGAACGGCTCTCCGGAATATATTAAACAGGGCGTTTTCATCGTAGATGAGCCGGTGTCTCCCGGGATCACGATTGCGATCACAGCATATGACAGGATGATCTTCCTCGATCAGGCGTACAAGTCCGATCTGACCTTTCCTGCCGCGCTGTCGGCCATTATCACGGAAATCTCCCAGAAGAGCGGAGTGACAATTGATGCAGCGGGTTTTGAACATGGAGCTGTGAGAATTCCAGGTATTCCGGAAGATACAACTTATCGGGAAATGCTGTCGGCGATTGCGCAGCGCGACTGCAAGTTCGTCCGCTGTAATGAGAACGGCACTATCGAATTCAGGTGGTTTCACAGCACTGTTGACAAGACGATCAGTTCCCTCAGAAGCAAAAGCATCTGCACGGATGATGTGGTTATTACCGGCATCCGGTATGAAGGCGAAGGCGGAATGGAATATTCTGCTGGAGAAGAAGGCTATGTCCTGGCATTCAAGGACAATCCGGTCATCACCGTAGAAACGGCACAGGCTTTTGT